AGTTTGATACCCATAACAACTAATTCAGTATCAAAGTTATCCATTGCAAACCTTAAGAAGTTATTTACTTTGTTGTCAAACTTCTTATCGTTTTTATCGCATGCGTCTTTAAGTTCATAGCAAAGTGAAACAGTCAAGGAATACATGGCACTGATTTCTTTAGTTTCACACTCCTTGACCTTACCCTCAAGTATGTGAGTAGGATCAGGAAGTTTAGAAGCAACCTTACGGTGCGCCATAAACTTAACGGCAAGTCCTTCGCCGACAGAACCACTTACCAAATCGGTAGTGGTGTTCTCATCATCGTCTTCGTCTTCAATAAGCTCGGAAACAAATGACCAAGAACGAGGTGTAGCAAACGAACGACTTGGGCTTTTAGGATCAAAGTCATACAAGTCCTTCTTGCTAAAATTTAAGTAACCAACAACATCTGCATGTATATGGTTTTCAGTTGCCCACTGCATCCAGTCATCAAAATCAACTGCAAGCTCTAAGTGAACAAATCTATTTGCCAACGGAGCAGGCATTCTGTAAGTAACACCTTTGTCAGCTTCTCTGTTACCAGCGGCAACAATAAGAACGTTATCAGGCAATTTGTATTGTCCAATACGTCTATTAAGTATTAGTTGGTATGCGGCCGCTTGTACAGCCGGTGCCGCAGAATTCATTTCGTCTAAGAACAATACGATATAATCGAACTGTTTCGCAAATTCTTCTGTAGGAAGTTCTTGCGGTGGTGCCCAAGCCATTACATTGTCATTTGCCGCATAGTAAGGAATACCTTTAATATCTGTAGGTTCCCAAAGTGACAAACGAATATCAATCAAATGCGAATTTTTTAGTTGTTGTGTAATTTGTCCAACGATATCAGACTTACCAATACCTGGAGGTCCCCACATAAAGATAGGACGTTTTTTCTTAAATGCTCGCATAATGCTTTTTTTAGCGCCATTGGGCGAGACAGTACGTAGTGCAGTATTTTCCATAATGTATTCCTCTTTCATTTTATCAGTGCCATACTTAATTTCTAAGTATGTATATATAATACACTCGTTATACTCTAAAGTCAACCTATTTTGGACACTTATTACACTTTAATTAAAAAGATAGCAAAAGAAAAGACCCCTATTACAGGCGCCTAAAATGGAGGTTTTTGGTGTCTAAATGGCTCTTAAATGCCATTTAACGCTTTTCTGGGGTGTTAGTATGTGTTACTCGTGTCTTTTCATTGCTTTTGTAAGACCGTATTTGCGTAAATCTCCGCTGAAAAGATGCAGTTCCATACTCTTTTTTTCGTCTGTAACCCATATACTGCGGTTAGTGAGATAGTAAGGGCATGTAATAAATTGATCTAAAAATATATATGTTTGGGTAGTAAACTTAAAATCTCTTGGAAATGGTATTTCATACATTTGGATATCTAGATTTTCCTGTAAAAAATCAAAGCCATCTTCTGTAAGTCTTAAACCGCCTTCTGCTTTACCTCTGGTATTTTGCCACCAGTCAGCTAGGTACTGCTTTAGATTAGCTTCACTTACGGCAATGTCGGATTGCTTTAAAAAGACTTTAGTGTATGTTTCTTTCCAGTTCATTCATCAGTAACCAGTTCGCCCGATGTCAGCTTGTATACAGCGAAGTCTTCGCTTTTGAAAAGATCATTAAGTTTTTTTGCTAGATTATGTGCATGTCCTGGATTAGAAAAAGATACCTTCTTGTATTTAGGTCCAGGATAATTTGTGATTGCATTAGATGTTTTTAGATTGAATGGAGCGCCTTTATAGAATACTGCCCATATGGCTTCTGCTTGCAAAACTTGCTCACACTTGTAAGATGCTTTGTCTACATTCTCTAATATAATCGTTGGTTTTGGTCTACTCATTTGCGTAATCCTTTTAATTAACTACGCATATATTTATCTTTTTTTTGTAGAAAACTACTAGTATTAAACCTGTTTTGCGGTCAAAGCACCTAGTATTTGCTTTAGTTCTTTTTCGCTTACGCAAAATACATTTGATATTTTTCTAGGATACTTGTATTCTAACAAGAGTTTCTCTACTAGAGTTGGATATACTGCTGGGTCAACTACGTCTGATTGACATTGTTGTTGGCTTTCAAATGTTGGATCAGTAAAAACGTAAATATCTCTATCAGCAGTTGCATCTGCATTAGGATCAAGCAGGAATAAAACTACAATAAACCACTTCATTTCCAGTCACCGCCGCCGTCCATAGTAACTGTAACTGTTTCATTATCAGCACTAGATTTATTATCAATTATAAGTTTTTCTAATCTACCTTGATGGTTTGCCATTACAGTTCCTAAAGCATATGCAAGTGCTTTAGCTTGTGTTAACGGAATCCTAATTTCTTTTTGATTACTACCTTCAGCAGTCTTAACCACTTGTATAAACTGCTGAATTGGTATAGTATTAATTGGTTCGTTTGTTTGCATCAGAAAGTTCCTGTCTCATTGTAAACTCAGTTTTGAAAGGTCCTTTATGTTCGTACTTTTCAAGTGTAACTAGTTTAGGGCAAAAACTTCTTACCCAACCTTTATCAAAATGAATAATGTAATATCCTGCCGCATACAAGCTCTTAGACTTTTTACTTTTAGTAAAAAGAGGTAGTTTCTTCTGTACGTTGTACATTACATTATATGGTGTGCTAGATGTAGAAAAGCCGTGTATTTCCTTATTAGCTTTACTACCATCTGAAATAGTTGCTTTATCAAAACTTAGTCCACCGATATAATTATTAAAAGCCTTTATATCAGTAAAGTAATCTGTACCTGTTGAACAACTATACATATATCTTTTATCTTCTTGTTTGGAAAGTGTGCCGATTCTTTGACCGTCTTTTTCAACAATCCAAAATTTATTTTTTAGTATTGGTTTTGCCTTAATTGTCATTTTTACCTCCATTATGAATACCTCGCATTAAGCGGGTCAGCATAAAGTTGAATGTTATCTGCAATACGTTGCATATCGTGTTTTGCACAAAATTTCATTAACCGCATACCTACCTGTGTAATTTCTTTAGGAGTCATAGCATCTTCTACTACATCATTAATTATACTTCTAATGTTACCAGGTTGTGCAGTCAAATCACAAAGTATTACATTACGTTGATAGTCGTCTAGTACACGATGCTCTACACCTTCATGATCAGTCCAACGTTGTAGCATCATGTTATTCCAATTAAAGCCTTTATTATCTTTATCATCAAATGCTTCAATTAGTCCGACTTTATTTTTAGTGCCTTTTGTTCTTACACCAGGGTAAGCACTAAACACATTATCACTTGTGTCACCTCGCATACACTTTTCAAACAACATAAATTGTGGATTAGGTGCAGGCTTAGGTTCTCCTGTCTTTTTGTCAAGTACGGGTTTCTTCTTCTTATCGTCAAAGTAACCTTCGTGTGTAATAATTGTATTGCTAACACCATTGTATTGTTTTACATTAGGTCCAATAAGTTGTGCAAAGTCACCATCAGTACTAATAATAACATGATTATCATTAGGATGAGCTTGTATCCAACCTGCAATAAGATCGTCAGCTTCTAGTTCAGGATGTTGTAATACAGAACAGTTAGTCTTTGTACTTACAAAGTCTTTCCACTCGTCAAACATTTCCCAGAATACAGTATCTTCATCTTGTTGTGCTTGTGTCTGTGCGGCACGAGCTTCACTTCTATTTCTTTTGTAAGGCTCATAAAAATCTTTACGCCAACTACGTCCTTCTAAGCAGAACACAACATGTGCACCATCAAAGTCTGACCATGCTTTCTTAATGCTACTAAGTGTAATATGGAAAGCCATACCAACTTTTGTGTCAAGATCACCTCGTACTACGTGTCTTGCACGAAAGAATGTATTAGCAGTATCTACTAGAATATATGTCATAAGTTTGCCTTTGTATAATTTATAGTAGTATTATAGCACCAGATCTGGCTTTTGTCAATCATTATTTAACTTCAGCTTTACCATTATCATCTGCTTGACTAGTATTAATATACCCCATACCTCGATCAGTACTTTCGCCTTCTTCATCTAACATCTGTGTAGCAATAGTTCTAAACCATTGATCAACAATATGCTCAGGCTCTTCGCCTGTGTATCCTGCATCAATAAGTTGTTCAATAAACTCATTATTCCAATCGAGCTCAAAGAAACCGTTCTTAATGTTGTCTGGATTCACTTGTGTATCTAGTACTGCTACCCAAGGCTTCTTATCTTTAGTTGCTTGTGCTTTTTCTTTTTCAAGAATAGCTCTGCGTTCTTCTTCTGCAGAAAGTACTTTTACCTTTTCAGTTTTCATACCCAACGCTTTTTTCATTTTATCTAACATATATTACCATCCTGCCTTTCTAATTGCATCTGAAGGATCTTTCTTTATTTCAGCCTTCATTGCTTTTTCGTGTTGTTTATTTTTATATTCTTGAATACTATGAAGTTCATCAACCGGATAAGGATGATAAAAAGGTTGTTTAACCTGCTTCTTTTTAAATAAGTCTTTTATAAGATTCCACATATTAAGTTCCTATCGCATTACCAAACAAGTATACATGTACTCTAGCCGCAACATTATAACCACGTTTAAATGCTTTTTCAGCAACTTTACCTGCACCTGCTATCTGTTCTTCTTCTCTAGCACCTGTTGGCATAACCCATATAGGCCAGTCAACACCTTCTGCTTTGAAAAGTTTAATTACTTCTTCCATTTCTTCCCACTCTCTATCTTCTGGACCTACTACAAACTTTAGTTGTCCTTTATCAGAAAGTTCTCTGTACTCTGCTACATTCTCAGGCTTAATTGCTTTTTCTCTTTTCTCACCTGATACTGTAAATAGTTTAGGACTACAACTAAAAAATACTTCTGTGTCTATCCTATTAACCCATTCCTTAAATGGATCTCTTAACTTTTGTGTACCATTAGTTTCAAATGTCATACTGCCCGGCAAGTTACCTTGTCTTTCAAGTTCTTCATATATTCCAACGGTTGCTGTTTGTCCAGTTACCATCAAAGGCTCTCCGCCTGTAATACACAAATGTTGTCGTTGTCCTGTAACAGGATGTAAAAATAATCCTTCTGGATTACTTTCGTTTTTCATTATATCAACAATTTTGTTTGCCATAGCACTAGGAGTTTCTTGACCCATTAAGTCTTTAAACTTCTTTGCCCAAGTATAACTTGAATCACAACCTTTATCCCACACAGGCAAGTCCTCAACTTTTTTTACACTTGATACATCAAAGTCTTGGAAAGGTAATTCATATGTATCAGGATTTGTAGGGTCTATTTGTCCAAAGCCGTTGCATTGTAGATTGCATAAAAAGAAACGTATCCAAGCAGTCGGAACTCCTGTGTAATGTCCTTCTCCTTGAATACTATGGAATATTTCACTATAGTAAAATTTCTTTTCTACAGTTTTACCAAATTCATGTTGTGCTAATTTATTTTCCACAGGCATACTCTTGTTGTAGTTTAATATTATCCATAAACTCTTTTTTAGTTCCTGCGTCTTCTTTGAACGCACCTTTTAGTACAGTTGTTTGTGTAAGACTACTATGTGCCTTAACACCTCTGTTCTCAACGCAACCATGTGTTGCTTGTACATATACACCTAAGTGTTCTGCACCTGTTGCTTTTTGTATTTCACGAGCAATGTCATTTGCAAGTTCTTCTTGCAATGTACCACGTTCAGCACACCATTGTGCAATACGTGTATACTTAGACAAGCCAATTAGTTTATCTGCGGCAATGATACCAATGTATGCAACGCCTCTAACAATCTGATGATGATGTGAACACATACTTGTAAGTTCAGAACGTACTACTAGCATACCTTCATAACGTGAAGCACTGTCATTTGGAAATGCTGTCGCACTTGGAATTGGATCATAACGTCCTGCCATTAGTTCATTGATATACATCTTTGCAAGACGTTTACCAGTTCCCATACTGTTAGGATCATTATGCCTATCAATTAATAGTTTATCTAATACATTTTCAAAAGCACTTGCGGCTTCTTCAATCAGTTCTTCTTTATCGCCTTCTTGTAAGACTTCTGAAATATTATCGCCTGCCCAATAACGAACGTTTGCTTCTTCTAAGCGGGCCTTTATCTGTTCACTTTTACTCATTCTTTTCTCCGATGTTAAGGCAGTGGATTGCCAAATTTAGTTATATTATATACTTTATTTAGGTTTTTGTCAAGCATTTTTTAC